CCGGCAGCTTGTAGGCGATGCCACAGCTGTAGGTCTCGCTGTCTGCATCGGCCCACCCGGCGAACTCTCCCAGGCGATCGTAGACGATGAAGAACACATCCTCCCCATCGTCATCCTTCGTGTAGCACAGCCTCTTCGCAGTCTGCAACACCGTCGTGGTCGATGGACTGCTCTCCGACTCGCTGCCGCTGGAGCCGCTGCTCTCGCTGCTGACGGAGCTCATCTGGCTGCTGCCGCTGGAACCGCTGCTTTCCTCTTCTGCACAGTTCCCCAAGTACTTGTAGCTCAACTGCTGAGCGACGGCAAATCCACCGGATGCCAGAGTGGTGCGGAGCACAAACGACCTAATCTGAATCGCCCCGCTGCCGGGCACGATCGGAATGAACGCCCCACGTTGCTGGCTGTAGAAGGCCACGATGTAATCACCCGACGTCACCGTGGAGTTGGTTCCCTTGGGGTCGAGCAGTTCATCCTTCGTATCGGTCTTCCATGTCTTGGTCTTGATGTCGAAGTACCTGATCTTGCACCAGTACGTCCCGCCCCCACCGGTCACTGCGCTTCCGACTTCTACCACGATCTCCACATGCGGAGGATTTGCAAGATCCCCAAAGATGGAGTTCGTGCGGAGCCCACTCATGTACGAGCCGGGCTTGGCATTGAAGATCTCCTTGAGGCCCCCGTTCATCGAGTTGACTTCGGAGGCCAGGAGGGTGTCGCCGGGCTTCTTCGGAGGGATTGGTTTGTACATCAGTAGAACAACTGGTTCAGGTTTGCCGAGTCGTACACATACTTGCCGGTGCCTTCGCCGTCGGAGTCGGTCCGCTCCAACCGCTCCCACAGCCCGGTGTTCGGATTGAAGAAGTGGTTGTGCCCCTTGATCTCCTCATCCTCGGTGATGACCTTCTCCAGCATCTTCAGCTCCATCTCGAAGAACGGGTCCCTGTCCCTCCACGTCCATTTCGTGGTCACGGAGAACCCGCAGAACAGAAGAGTCTCCGCCGTGGTCGCCATCATGATCGGGACGGGATGGCTGTTCACCTTCCCGAGCATGGTTCTGGCCAGGGCGATGGCGACCGGCATCCTGGACCGTGCTATCCGCTTGAACTTCAGCGACCATTCCAGGCTGGGTATCACCTTCGACAGAGGCAGGACCGGATTCGACAGGGCCCCTTCCTCGTCCGAGTCGCTCTCAAACTTCGCATTCTTCGCCGGGTACATGAGGAACTCGCCGGTGGCGGTGACCCCGACCTCCACGGCGTCCTGATCTCCCTCGCTCGACTTCCCCGACGAATACTCGATCGTGACCAGCAGAAACTGAGCATAGGTCTCCCCGAATCCGGTGCCGACGTCGATGCCGTAAGGGTCGCCGGGCTTGCCGGGCGGGTATGGCTCGAAGTCCAGCTTCTTCGACACGAGGTACGCCAACCCGGGGTAGCTCCGGGCGGGCCTGTAGAGCCAAACGATGCCGGGGATCACGGTGGTGTCGGAGAACGATTCCTCCACGAAGTCCGCCAGGTTCGACGCCTCGATGATGTACTGCTCCGTGACGGCCCCGTTCTCTTCGTCGAAGCTTCCCTTCGGGTATCCCTCCATGAGCTTGTATGGGATTCCACCGGCGGTCCGCAGCCTCCAGGAGGATGGATCTATGTTGAGACTCATCAGCCGAGCCCTCCGCCCTTGTTCGCTTCAACGGCCTTGGCGATCCGCTCCTGCAACTGCCGCTGGTACTTGGACAACCCAACCTGCTCGGCCATGAGTCCAGGCATAGTGTCTTGCCCTTTGATCATCGCGTCCTGGATCTTCTTCCCGAGGTCAGGGAAAGCTATCCTGCCCTCCAGCTCTTTCATCTCAGGCTCCTCCTTCCCGAGCCCCCCACCGCCAGGAACCTTTGGACCCCCAGGCTTCTCCCCGGGTTTCGGGGGCAGCTTGAACTCCGGCATAGCCCCCATCGCCTGACCAAGCATCTCCTTGAACTTCCCGGTCAGCGTGGGGTTCTCCCCCATGAACTTCTTCCACTTCTCCGACTGCTCCAAGCTGGCCATGCCAATCTTGGCCATCGCCTCCTGATGCCTTTTCTCCTGGTCCTCGATCGCCTTGCTGATCCCCCTTTGCTTCTCCTTCCGCTTTTCTCCCATGGTCCCAAGCGTGCGTCCCAGGTCCTCCTGGATCACTGCCTCTTCCTCCGGTGTTATCCCGACCATCTTCTTCTTGTCGTCGTCGAGGTCGACCCCGGTGAGCGACTGGGCTACGGTCTTGCCGACCATGTCAGCAACATAGGACATGGGGTTCGCCATGGCGTGGATTGTCCGCACCAGCTTCTCCTTCATCGCGTCTGCATTCTTGCCGAACCACAGGAAGAACCTGGCGAACGGGGCCATGAGGGTCGCCATGACCTTCTCGCCGAGCCCGTACCAGGCGTTGATGAAGAGCCCCCTCATTTGAATCAGCTTCACCAAGACAAAGTTCTTCGCAGATTCCCACAATGCCTGAAAGGCGTACACGGTCTGGAGGGTCACGTTCAGGATGCCCTCGCGAAGACCTGCCCAGCTGCCGAGCATCGTGTTCAGGTTCGCGAGGATAGTCGAGAAGGCCCCGGCAAACATGCTTGAGAAGGAGGTGGCGGTCGGCGAGATGATCCCCACGATGTAGTCGAAGACGCTTCCCACGTAGCTCTTGAAGTAGTCCCACAAGCTGACGGCGTAGTAGACGGCCACCTCCCACACGCTCTTGAAGAACTCCCCGATGCTGACGATGAGGTCCTTCGCCATCTTCAACCCAGCGATGAAGTACGGGGCCCACTCGATCAGTTTGTCCGACAGGTAAGTGGCCAGGTCCCCGGCCTTCATTACGAGAGCGGAGAACATCCCGATGGCCCCCTCTTTCATCCCGGCCACGTCTTCCGTCACCCCCGAAAACATCCCAACGAGCACGTCCCAAACAGTCTTGACCACGAACTTGATCTTCTCCCAGGCGGCAGCAATGGCCTCTCCCGTGTACTTCAGGGCCGCCATCCCCTCCTTCGTGTCGGCGAAGTACTTGACCAGCAACGCTATCCCTGCAATCGCCGCAGCCACCCCGACGATGATCATTCCGAAAGGGTTCATGGCGAACGCCTTGGTGATCCCGGAGATCGCCTGCCTCACCACGAAGTGGAAGACGAGCACCCCGGCGGTCGCCATGGCCAGCTTCCCGGGAATGCCACCCAGGGCGTCGTTGAACTCCCCGAGTTGGGTCACGAACCACTTGACGGCCTTCCCGACTTTCACCACTGCTTCATAGAACCCGATCTTGATCTTCTTCCCGAGGATGTCGACGGGGCCCCATAGACTGCCCATGGCTATCTCTAGCTTCGCCAGCTCTTTGTCCATCAGCATCTCCTTGCCGATGTCTGTCTCACCCATCGCCTTGGCCAGCCCCTTCGACTTCGCCTCGACCACCTTCATGATTATACCTTGAGCCTTGAGCAACTCCCCCCGCTTCATCAGCCCCTTGACCTCCTCCTTCTGGGCGTCAGTAAGCATGATGCCGGACCGCCGCAGGCGGTTCACCCCTGCCACTGGATCTTGCATCGCCATGCCCAGGGACATCGAGGCCCCCTCGATCGATCCGAACGCCACGCTGAGGTCGGCCGACGCTTCGAGGGCCCGCCTGAACATGTCCCCCCGCAGCTTGTCGAACCTCATGAGGCCGGTGGCGGCGGCCCTCACCTCGTTGCCGGACCCTGACACGGTGGCCGCTTCGGCCGCCTTGTCCACCCACTTCTCGAGCTGGTCGGCGCTGAACCCGATGTCCTTGCCAGCAACATTCATCACGGCCCTCAGCTTCTCCACGCTGAGGTCGTAGGCATCGGCGGCGTCGTCTCCCTTCTGAAACATCCCGATGATCTTCATCAAACCGAAGCCAACGCCGATCGTGCCTAAGATACCGTTGATGCGGTCGGTCATCCCCTTGACCACACCCTCGATGGTCGGGACGTCCTTAGCAATATCGCTGGCTACCTTGGAAGCGTCTGCCCTGGCCGTGATGTACGCCTGCATCAATTCAACGCCCACGACGTCCTCTCCTTCCCCGCTTGATGGTGGCAGATACCCTCTCCTTCGCCTCCCTCTCCGCTGCGGCTTCCATGAGCCTTCGGGCCAGGCTCTTGCCGCCAATCTTCGCTGCGATGGGTGTCCCGTCCGCTGCCCGGCCCTTGATCATCCCACCCTTGTCTCCCATCGAGATCGCTGCCAGCGGCTCGAACTCCTTCCGCCTCGTGGCCATCGCCTTGCGGTCCGCCAGGGCCATGAACACCTGGTCCAGAGTCCACCCGGAGACTTCCTCCAGGGAATGACCATGCCCCCCATTCCAAGGATCGTCGATCAGCAGCCTGATGTGCCATGGATTCAGCCCACAGAGCAAGCCCGCGGTCGGTTCCTCGTGCTCGACGCCACCCCGCGATACGGCGGCGAGCCCTATCCATTTCCCGCCGACGGCGAACTCAGACTCTCGATCTCGCGAGCCAGGTCCACCAGCAGGGTCATGTCTCCACGGAGGGCCTCGGTGACTTCGTCCCGGGTGACTCCATTGTGACGGAAGCACGTCCAGACGAACGTGATCATCCCCTCGAAACTCCCGGTGATCCACCAGTTCACGTAGGGTACCTTGACCTTCGGAGCGTGGCATCCAGTCATCTTCAGGTAGTCCGGTTCCTCCATCGTCCCCTGGTCCAGGGCGGTGGCAATCAGCCTGCACCACCGCCCGTCGTCGGCCACTTCCACCCCGAAGGATTCCCCCACGAACCGCTTCACCTCGTCAGTCAGCTTGATCCGGCGGGGATCGTGGGCGTACTTCGGCGGCAGGTCTTCCACGTCCCACTTCGCGGCCTCGATCATCTTCTCTTCGAGCAGGGCCACTCCCCTGCCCGCTGGCAGGAGGTCTGCGTTCTGTGCGAAGGTCTCCAGATAGATCCGCTTGAACCGCTGGAGGCAGTCCCGCTCCACCTCCGTCAGCTCCTTGATCCCCAGGGGTCGCACGACGCAGGCCTTCCCCGCGATCGTGGTCTCCATCGGGGATCGGGCACCCAACGCCCTTGCCAATTGTTCTGCCATGAAAAGTTCTCCAGTGATCGTCCAGACTTCGTTCCCAAGCGTCCCAAAGGATCAGTATACTTTTTCCCCTGCCCATTCCCCATACGTATCCTGGACGAAGCCAGGCACGTTGCGGGGACTATCTGAGGGAGAGGCTCCGGACCAGGGACCCCAAGGGACTGCGGCGGGAAATGAACCCGAACAGGTGTGCTGCTTCCACGGAAATGTGGATCAGGTGGGAGGGTCGCTCTAGCCTTCGTCGTTCTCTCTCGTCTTCGCATTCACGACAGGGGCACGACGGGAGCCAGTGAAGGCTCCCGTTGGTCACCTCGTGAACATCATTGCTTCTCATCTCATCACCAGTCAGATTCGCCAAGTATCTTGGACAGCAGCCTACCCGCCAACTTCTCGGGGGCGAAGAACTTCTTTATGGCTCCGGCAGCCTTGTCCTCCCATGTGGGAGTGCTTCCCCAGTTCTGCTTGTACCAATCGGTGAACTGCTTGCTTGCTGCTCCGAAGTTGGACCATGCATCCTTCGGCTCGATCTTGCCGGCTGCCTTCAGAGATTCGGGTGGACCAAACTTCCCCCTCTTCCCCTCATCCACCACCGTCGCCATGATGATGTTCTCGGCCATCTTCGGCGACTTGTTGCCGCTGGATAAATGCTCTCTGGCCTGCATCTCATTGATGTAATCATCCTTGCTAGTAGGCTTGAATCCGGTCTTCTTCGCCTCCTCTACGGCTCTTGCTCCCTCCCTCGCTTCCAGATACTCGATCCCTTGCTGCTCATTGATCCATGAATCCCTGCTCGTGGGTTTGAATCCTTGCTTCTTCGCCTCGTTGAGTGATTCCTTCCTGGATCTCGTTGGGGGAGGTTCGGGAGCTTTTACCTCTGATTCCCCGTCAGAATCCTCAGAACCTCCTCCTCCACCACCCCATTGATTCCCATGGAACTCATGACCGGGAACATCGCCCTTCTCGCAAGCATCGATGAGGCGAGTGACGACCATACCCAACCTGTCAACGGATCTTTTCAGATCATCGGAGATCACGACGCACCTCCGTTGCTAGGGCAAAGTCTCGACCGGGGCATCGGCCTGTCCGGGCCGGTAGTATATGCCGTCGGCTCCCCACGAGCTGGTCCAGCCGATCACCTCCTCCGTGTCGATGTTGACCGACAGCTTGAAGTCCATGCAGAGGGCCCGGGGGAACGCCCAGTAAAGAGTGACGTTCATCCAGAGGACGGAGTTCGCGATGTCCTCCGGCTGGAACGTGTCGTACACCTCGGTGTCGGTGTCGAATTTTCCCTCGGAGGTGAACTTGGAATCGCGTCTGCCGGCCGCCCGGTTCGTGTAGCCACCGCTGTCGCTGTCTCCCCACTCGGAGGTGTTCGCCAGGGCGGGGCTGACTTCCCAGTTGGTGGTCCTGGCAACCAGTGCTCCATCCACCGTGAATCGGCCCAGACGTCCGGTGAGTGCTGTTTCACTTGACATGAATAATCTCCTTTAGGACACGCTTGAACTGCTCTCACTGGAGCTGCTGGAACTGGAATGAGATTCACTGGAAGCTGAACTCTCGCTGGAACTGCTGGAGCTGACCGAGCTGGTCGAGATCGAGGATTCGCTGCTAGAGCTGGTCGAGATCGAGGACACTGAGGCAGACTGCGAAGAGCTACTGCTGGAGCTGACCGAGCTAGACAGGCTGGAACTCGACGAACTGACCGAGGAAATGGACGACTCGCTGGAGCTGCTGGAACTCGATTCGTAGTCCCGGTCCCTGGCAAGGATCGCGATCGTGTAATCGACGTCCCCGCTCACGGCTCTCAGGGTGATCCGGTGCGAGGTGCCGTCCACCACGTTGAGTCCACCCTCGGCCGTCTGCACCTTTGCCAGGAACCCGTTTCCCTTCAGCGACCCTCCGGTGGCCACGGTGTGGCTGCCAATCGGGGTCCACCCCTTCGACGCGGCCGGCAGGATTTCCAGGTCCCCGGCATCGGCCACGCCGTTGTCGTTCTGGATGATGATCGCCACGATGCACTCCTGGAGCACCGACTGCCCCAGGGCGTCGTTCCCCGCACCGGCACCGATGTCCACGCCGGTCATCGCATACAGATCGAAGGTCGCTTGCTCACCGGCGAGGATCGTGCCCGACGTCTGCCAGCAACGGTTCGCCATGTTTGCCGCAACACCGTCGGTCAGGGTCTGGGCGAAGTTGATGTTCGGCTGCGAGATGCTGACGACCGTCCCGTCCGTGAGTTCGTTTCGGTACGTCCCCGATACCTTGAGCTGGATCTTCGGGCTGAGCAGACTTCTGGTTCCCATCACTCACTCTCCTGTCAGACGGCCACGGGGACGTCCACCCTGACCAAGTACTTCAAAACCCACAGATAATGATACTGCTCGGTTCGCACCGAATACTCCGATGCGAGCTGGGAGATCAAGTGACCCCCGTGAGCCAGATCCACCGACCCCGTCGCCTGCACCGTCGGATGTCCGCCGAACACCTTCATCACCTCTTCGGCCAGGTAGGCCGCGATCTGCTTCGGGGATCTCGCGTCTCCCTCTCGAACCATGGTGTGAATGTTGAAGGTCACGTCGTAGTTCCTGAATTCCCGCTTCGACCCGGTTCCCGCCGACATCCTCGCGGACACCCTCGGACCTGCAACCTCCAGCACGCAGTACGGAAACGGTTGATGGGGGCTGGCCTCCTGATCGTTGAGGGCAATGAAATCGGCGTGGTTCACATCGGAGGGCCACAACCAACTGAACAAGAGATTCAGCCCGCAAGCCTCCCACGAGGCAGCGATGGCCGTGAACAAGTCTGCCGTTCCCACGCTCATTGCACCGGTCCACCCAAGATCCCCATCACGGTTTCGTATTCCTCATTCATCGTCCTGGTCAGGAATTCACGATGCATCCCCAACTCCAGGATCAACCCATACATCGTGGGAGTTCCGACGTATCCGACCCAGTTGCCCGGCTCGATCTCCACCACGTCGGTCATCAAGGTCTTCATCAGGTTCGTGGTGTCGGCCCTCGGGAACTCCCCCGGACTGCTTCGCTCGGTCACGATGATCCGCCCCGTGATCTTGCTTCTCTCCTTCACCACGGGCACGCTGATGTTCCGCGTGATCCTGGTCTTGAGGTGCTCGACCACGATGCGGACCCTTTGTTCGAGGGTCAAGGAAACCTTGCCGCAAACCGCGGCGGTGTTCCACTTGAATCGAACCTCCCTCCTGGCCTTCGCGGCAGCGACTGCCGCTGCGTTGCTTCTTGCCACCTCAACCTCCCGACGCCGTGAGCCTCTCGATCCAGGCGTCCCAATCCTTCTCGAACCGGGGCTGAAGGTTCGTGACCCGGCTCCCCGGGTTGAGCAGGAACTCGCCCGGCAGTCGGGTGATCTGCTCCATGTCCGGCTTCACGCCCTTGACAACCCGGGCCTCCCCGGCATCGATCAGCCATGTCATCTCGCGTACCAAGGTCTTCATGCGGTGCACGTCCAGCGTGCCACGCTTCGTCTCCTGCCCCTGCAGCTTCCCGGAGGTGCGGAAGGACGTCTGCCGCTCCAATGCCCCCTGGACCTTGCGGCACAGATCCTCGTCGTCGAACATCGGATCGATGATCGTGTACGTGAGCTTGGCCGGGTTGACGTGCAACTGCATCCCGGGCATCGGGGGGAACTGTGCCAGGAACGCCGACTGGTCCGGGGGGATCATCATCATCCCGGAGTGGACATCCCTCGCCGGCTTCGATGCGATGATCGTGCTCCGCAACCGCTCCCCCGGAATGCTTTGCAGCAACAGGTCGCAGCAACGCGGGTGATCCGCTTCGATTCCCCAAGGTTGCACCGACAATGCTTCTCTCGCCGTTTCTTTCTTTTCCATGACTTCCGCCATCGTTCGTTCTCCTTCGGTTCGTTCTCTGTTTTTAATCCTGTCCCCGTCGGGCGAGAACGAAGAAGAACCCGACGGGGACAGCTAACCAGACCTCACCCTCATCGATCAAGCCGGGGCCGTGCTCGTCACGGCCGCGGCAGCACCTCGCTCAAGCTGGCCACCGTAGCGGGCCATGCAAACCATCAACATCTCGTTCCGCCGGATCAGGGTGTCACCCTCGACGGAGTTCTTGATGGTCAACCCGCGGCGTCGGTACATCCGGTACCGACCCATGATGGCGTAGAAGATCTGAGAGTTGAGCAAGCTCTCGTTCACCTTGAAGGCACGACCCATCCAGGTGTAGCCGTCGTAGTTCGGCATCGTGTTCGTCTGGCTCAGACGCCGGGCGTCGGTGGCACTGACCGGGATGGCCATGGCACGCTGGTAGCTGACGTCGGTCCCGCCGAACACGGCCGTCTTCATCAGGCCCGGCAGGTGCTCACGCTTGTGAACGCCGAACCTCAGCGACTCGTAATTGCCCAAGGTGGTCAGTCCACCCCAAGCCACCGAAGTCGTTCCGGCCTTGACCATGATGCCTTCGGGCTGGGTCGTGCCGTTGCCGACGCAGATGACCTCGTCCATGTCCCGCAGCAGTACTTCTCCGTACTGCTGGGTCAGGAACGTGGCGAAGTCGATCGGGGTGTCGGACAGGAAGTCCAACCCGATCCAGATCGACCCCTGCCACCTGTAGATGGTCGTGTCGAAGGCCGTCACGTAGGCCGCCGTATTGAACAGCGTGACCGACGTGTCGTCGATGCCACCCCACTCGGAGCCCACGATCCCCGCACGAGCACCCTGAATCCGGCGACCCTTGTCGAGCGGAATCAGGTTGACTAGCGGGAAGAACTCGCCGTTCAGGATCGGGGTGCTGACGATCATGTCGTCGAACACAATCGGCACGGCCTCGGTACCGCCGCTGACGGCATCGTCGATGATGGCCTTCTGCTGGATCGGGGTCAACTTCTGGCAGACGATGTCGGCTTGGTCCCCGCCGTCGCTGGCACCCGACCAGAGCATGTTCTTCATCGCGTACAGGATCAACTCCTTGTCGTGATCCTGCAACCCCATCCATGCCAGAGTCTTGGACCGCTGCCTGGCCGTGTTGCAGAGCAGCTTCCCGAAGGCACCGGCGACAGCCTTGTCCCGCTCGCTCGGGGTTTCCAATGCACGGGACCCCTCCCCGGTGAAGTCCTTGACGACCTCCCCGGCAAACGGATGCCCACGACCGGACTTCGTGTGCATCGGATAGGTCAGGGTGCTCTTGGTCGTCGAGTACATCTCGGCGGCCTCCTTGACCCGGACCTCGATCTCGTCGTCCGAGGACTCCCCGGTGAAGAGCTTGGACAGACCGGACGACCGCTTCTCTGTCTTCTTCTCGACCGGCTTCTCTTCCGTCTTGGTCTCGGTCTTCTCCTGGGGCTTCTCTTCGGCCTTGGTGGACATCAGGCCGACGAGCTTCTCCAGCCCACCGGCGATGGCGTCCAGCTTCGTGGCGAACTGGTTCGCCTCTTCGGCCTTCGCATCCTTCGTGAGGGATGCATAGTTCTCCGCCGTCAGCTTGCCGGTGGCAAAAGCTTCCCCGGCGGCCTTTCGATACTCGTCGTCGCTCGCATCGGCCTTGACACCCATGTTGGACACCAACCAGTTTTTCAATTCCTTTGTAATACGCATCACATAGTTCCTTGTCTACGAAAAACACACTAAGCGGCAGCCAAGGTGATCTCAGCAGCACACTTGAGTTCACATCGTCTTTTCCAAGAGGCCCTCATCTTCTCTTTCGTCTCCTCAGAATGATGATGACCTCTCATGCTATCCCCCATCTTCTTCCTGTTTTCCTCAACTTGGTAATAAGCCTTGTGGGACTCACTGGACTTTTTCCTAGCTTCCAGTGGTGGAACTTGACCGATCCGACTTTTGCTGATAGCTGCTTTGTGCTCCTCAGAAAGCGGTTTTCTCTTCCTCGTCTTTTGGAAGGCACTCAGCTTGGCTCGGGTTTCTTCCGTATGGTGCCTTCCCTTCATGGTCGACGTCCTGCCCTTCCTGACAGCGCTCATCCTTTGCTTCGCTTCTTCTGTATGCTTCCGAGGATTCCTGAGCACTGCTGCCTTCATCTTCGCCACTGTTTCTGCCGATGGAGGTCCTCTCTTCTTACCAGTGAGACTGGCTCCTATCTTCTTTCTGTGCTCTTCAGTCAGAACCTTTCCGACATGGGCTGAGGAAATTCTTCGTCTCGTTTCCTCACCAACAATCGCTCCAATCATCGTAGCCCCACCATCCCCACCGATCGTCATGTTGTAGCCACCGGGACCGAAGAAACCAAACCAAGCAATGGTTTCGATCTCCAAGCGGTCCAGGTCCTCTGCTGGGACTCCGTCGTGTTCAACTACCCACTCCACGTTGTCCATCCCGTACTTCCGCAAGGCCCGATGTAAGAGATTTGAACAACCCAATTCCGCAGCACGTCTATGTCCCCTTTTCCGATGCTCCAAACCCAAGGAGGTTTTCCCGGCATACCCCTTTCCATTCGGGAACCAAACTATGTAAATACAACCCACCCCAAACCCCTACTCTTTTGGCTCTTCGTTGGGCTTGCTGATGAACAACTCCGTGCCCTTCTTCCCCACGAAGTGAATCGCGGTGGCCTTCATCCCCTTGGTGTAGAAGGCCTCCACCCTCCGCTTCCCCTCCGCCTTGTCGTCCTCTTCCTGGAAATACGTATGCTCCCATCCGGCCTTTACCATGAAGGCCGACACCCCCTTGCCCTCAAGATCCCAGGTGGCAGACTCCTTGTTCGCCTTGACCCCCTGAGCCTGGCATTCCTTCACGAGGTAGGCCTCGATCGTCTTCCCGTCGAAGAACGTCGCACCCTTGTGCGTCTCCTTATGGAGGTCACCCCTGAACGGCTTGGGTCCGGTCTCTTCTTCCTCGGCATCGTCGTCTTCGACGGACTCCTTCGCCTTGCCACTGAGCAAGGTGGCGTATTCCTCGGCGATCCGTGAGGTCTTCTCGACCTCCTCGAAGGTGTTCAGGATGGCCAGGAGCTTCCGCCGCTCGTTTGCGGTGGCGGTGGCCAAGAAATGGGCCATTGCCGTCTGGGTCGTGTAGACACTGAGCCTGTTGCCCGAGTCTCCCTCGGCATCCGGCTGGGCAACGGTGGCGGCAGCGAGAACCTCACCGAGCTTGACGCTCGCCTCCCGTAGCTGGGCCCCGTGCCCCCGCTTGATGTACTCCTCGGCGGCCACGTCGTCCACGTGCTCCTTGGCGGTGCGGATCGCCTTCTCGTGCCTGGTCGAGAGAACCCGGCCGGTCTTGCTTCCCGCCCAAGCCTTCTTCTCTTCGATGGTCAGTTCGATCTCCTTTGCACTCCCACTCCAACGTGGCTTCTCAATCTGCTTGTTCCACGATGCTCTGAAGTACTTCTCCAAATTGTCCTGCCAATTGTTCAAGGAGATCACGCCATAATCCGAGAACAATGACATGACCGAGCAATAGGTGTTTTCCAAAGGGATCGGGGTCCCCTGTCCCTTGAGGAATTCAGTTGACTGCTTCGACAATTCCTCGATGACCCATTGCCAACTTCCCCTCATGGTGCCATATATGCCTTTAGAGCCTTTCACCGATTTGTCATTGTTCTTCGCCGATTCGATCTTGGCCCCGCACTCCGGGCATTTGCCATCGGAGTCCGGCACCACCTCTTCCCCGCACCCCGGGCAGGTTACTTTCTCGTCGTTGGCTTCTTCCTCTTCACCGCCGGTGGGCTTGCCATCGGTTTCTTTTGGTGTGCTGGCTCCTCCGCCTTCTGCTCCCTCTGCTTTTCGACTTCCTGACTTGTTCTCATCTCCGTTCTCCTTCGTCTTGTTCTGGACATCGACGGTCACCTTCAATTCGATGGGCACCGAAACAGCAACGGGACGCCGCGAGCGAATCCCCCTGCCGAACTCCTTCATCAAGGTGCTCGTGAGCTTGCCACCCTCGACGAGGCTTAACAGAACCTCCTCCGTCTCGGCGTCCGGGTTGGCCGGAACAGACACCAACGATTCCTCCAGGATCTCGAACCGCTTCACGTCGAACCCGCCGGTCTCTCCGACGCCCTCCTTGTCGTCCTTGACCTCGGCGAAGTCGATCGCCCGGAACCCGTGGGAGAACCGTCCCATGCCGTTGTCGATCATCACGGCCGAGTCGTGGCAGACCTCGTTCATGTCCACGATGGCGGAGACCATCACGAGGCGATTCGAGTTCTGCTCGGCCACCTTGACCGCCTTGCCGATGGGCATCGTGTGAACGTGCTGCCACAGCAGGAGCATCTTGGGATCGACTGAGGCCCCGTCGCTGTGAAGCACATCGCCGTCGCGGTCCTTCCGGCTGCTCGTGAGCACGTGCCGGAACGACATCAGGGTGTTCTTCGGCAGCTCCAGGCCCGCGATGGAACCACCCTCGGACTTGAAGTCGATCCCCTGCAACTCCATGTCGGGGTTGCTGTAGACGAGGGTCCTGGCCGCCTTGGTCATGAGATCGTCGAAGCTCGTGGTCCCCTTGGCCAGGAACCGATAGCACCGGTCCAGGCCGATGGCATCCTGGAGGGTCTTGACGTAGCGGTCGGCGGTGATGATGCCGTAGTTGAACTCGGCACTCTTCCGGCTTCTGCCGCGGATCGCCTTCAAGAGCTTGTCGTTTGGATCCATGACCATCACCCTCAAGGAGTCTGAGACATTCCACTGATAAACGGATCGCTGATCGCCACGTCGAGGTTGCCCGGGTCGGGCAGGTAGTTTTCCTGGGAGCCCGAGTAATGGAGGTTGAGCACCGCGTCGGCGGCAGCCCCTCTCGTGAACCGGATGCGGTACAAATTCTCGATCAGAAACTCTTCGGGCGGGAGCCCCGCAACGAGAACCATTCCGCGGACCTGCGTTGGATTGCTCCCGTCCATCGTGTAGCGGATGTTGTTCGTGTCCGCCTGGAGGATGACGCTGGTGGCATTCGCGGGGATGACCAGATCAGTCCTGGTGAGCAAGGCTCCCGTGACCGCAACCTGTTGGTATCCGATGAACATGGACTGCTCCTCAAGCGATGCGGGCTCGGATCGTGGCGAGGATCGACTCTACCTGGGCCGTGGCCTCCACGTCTCCCACCGGGATTCGCTTCAACCATTCGACCAGCGAGCCCCCGTCGAACTGATCGCTTCCCTCGGGGGTTCCGACCACCGCCGCCCGGCCCGACACCTTCCGCTTCCCGAGCCGGCGGAGGGCATCGCTGAACGCCAGGTCAAGCTGCTTGAGCCTGTCGGCATCCGTCTTCTTCACCCACCGGATCACGGTGTCGAACTGACCCTGAGGCAACTTGTTTTCCACTGGCATGTTCAGGACTCCTATCAAACCGGCAAACCGCTGGATTCACTGGTGCTGTGGGAACTGCTGCTCGAACTGCTGGAGCTGACCGAACTCGTGGAGAGACTCGACTCGCTGGACGAGCTGGAACTGCTGGAACTGGCACTGCTCGGAGAAGACTCTGAGGAGCTGCTGCTCGACACGGAGCTGGTCGAGATGCTCGACTGGCTGCTGGAGCTGGTCGAGATGGAACTGGAGCTGGTCGATACGGAGCTGCTACTCGATCCAGAGCTGCTGGAGCTGGAGCTGGCCGAACTCGCGGACGATTCGCTCGTGCTGCTGCTCGAACTGCTCGAACTGCTGGAGCTAGACAGATCCTCCATCGACAGGATCTGCAACCGGTCCCCACTCTTCGGCCCGGGGAACTGGAGGGAGCCCGTGTGGAAGTTCAGCACGTCGATGTCGCTGGATTCCCCGGAGGTCTTGTAGTCACGGAGCTGGGCCTGCCACAAGGTGTTGTCGGTCAGCGGAACGGTGACCGAGGTGGTGGCCCCCGCCAAGGATTGCACATAAAAGGCGGCTGGACGGGTCAGCATGTCCTCGGCCCTCATCATCCTGGTGATGACGAGTCGCCGGGAGGTGAGGCCAACTGCCACGCCGAGGTAGAAAGTCACGTTTTTCATCGAACCCGTCTCCAAAAGAAAAGCCGCTGAATGTCGGATCACTCCGGCAAGCCGCGGCTCTTTGGGACACCTAGACCAACCTTGATGGAGTCCAGTATAGCCCATGGACCCCTCATTCATAAATACCTGTTCACCTCTTTCGGTCGATCTCCCTCTCGACTCCAGGGGGTCGCTTGAACCCGTCGCTGCTCACCCTCACGTGGAGCATCTTCCCCTGGTTCCCATGTACCTCGATCTTCAAGGTGAAGTCGTCGCCGTCGGCGATGTGATCGCAGAAGGCCTGGTCGAACTTCTTCAGCGACTTCAAAAACAGACAGAGGGATTCGTCGTCCTGGAGGACTTCCCGGTAGTTGGTGTCACCGTTTTTCAACTTCGATGTCCATGTCAAGGAGGCAAAAGATCAAAACCTCAACCTCGCAACCGGCCCACTTCACGATCGAGGATCTCAGCCTCCGCTCTTGATCCCGATCCAACCGATGATGGGACCGTACCAAGATCCGATCCCCAGGCTGGAAGGTCAACCGCGAACACTGCACGTCGGCTATCCTCGGGGCGACTCCCATCAGTTGTTCCTCCAACTCTCCAACGGCTCTGGATCGTGCAAGACTTCCTCGTCTCCCCCATCGTCGTCCCCGCTGTCCTTCCCGATCGTCACAGACATGAACACCGTTTCCCCGGGCTTGAGACCCTCCAAGTGTGACTTCCACGATTTCGTCACTGAATCGAAAAGCATGCTCTTGACAGATGCCACTCCGATCACGATTCCGAGCACGATGCCAACTGTGAAACTGAGCCAGTCCATTTCAGTCCCTCCACGTGATTGCCTGCTTTGGTTGGTTTCTCAACTCTGCGTTCATGTCCAACGTCCACTGGGCGAACATCTTCGTTGACTTGTACTCTGCGTCCGTGTTGCGGAAGTCACCCCGCTGATGCCTCTGGACCATGAACTGCCACCGCTTCACGTCTCCCCGCATGGATGCAGGGATCAGAAGAGCGGTGCCCATGATGCGTTGATGGCTGTAAAACAAGTCCGTGTACCGCTCCAGGACCGCCGCTGCGAGGGCGATACAATCCTTGTCGCTGGGTTTCAATTCCTCGGAGACATCCGCAGCTCTTCGCTTGCTCATCGTTCTCACTCCTCTTCCTCTTCGAGACCCGCTTCCTGCCTGTCGATGTAATCGTCGATCTGACTCCTGGCACTGTCGTCGTCCACCCCGAACTCCATCACAACCGTGCATTGGCAGTTGCATCTCATGTCTGGAGGAAGGCTGATATGTCCAGGCCAGGGGATCATGTAGCCACCCAGATCCCACAACCCGTCATCGTCGGCGGGGACTCCATCCAGGTCTGCGTGCTCGGCCCTGGTGGTGGTTCCCAGAACGCTGACCCAGGTGGATCGCATCGGAACCTTGTCCCCCACGTCGGCCCTGAGGGATTCCATCTCCTCCTTGCGGGCTCCGTTCAGCGCATTGCCAGCTTCGGTCCTGGCAATGTTTCTGGACCGCGTCCTGGCATAGTCATCCCCACCCAACTCCTCCCTCAGCTTGCTTGCGATCTCCTGCATCGACCACCCGTTCTGCAATCCCTCTTCAAGGATCGTCTCGGCGTTGCCCCCGGTGGTCTCGCTGATGTTGTCCCAGTAATCCTGCTTGAAGGATTCGTTCAGGTTGCGGACGACCCTCTGCTTCATGGCCTTGGGCATCTCGGTGAAGAGGTTTGTCCCGGGGAGCCCAGTGGCACGGATCATTTCGTCCAGCTCTTCCAAATCCTCCGGGTTCTCTTCCAGCCAAGTCGATGCTCGTGAAGCCTTGGCGTAGATCCCGGTAGCCACTTCCTTGGCTTGCTTCCTCCTCCGCCTGATGTCGATCCCCAGCACCTTGTACTCGGCGGCTACGGCCTTGGCCATGCCCAGGGCCATCACGGGCAGCAGTCGGTCCACCAGCTTCGACCTCCACCGCTTCGGACTGAAGATCCTGCCGACCACCCGCTGAGCCTCGGTCTTGGCCTTCAGTCCACCCAGCGAGCCAGGAACAATTCGTCGCCCAGCTCCCCCGCGATCTTCAACTGCCCCTGGAGCCAGTCCACGTGAGCCTCCGTCTCTTTCAGGATCTGCTTGAAGATGTTCATGGTCACGAAGTCCCCGGCATCCAATGCCACCTTCACCCAGGCAACGTAGCGATCCGCAACGACAACCTCCCCCGCCAAGTCCTGAGTCATCTGCTCCCTCAGACTGCCCTGGGTCGGGGCCTCCTTGTCCGGTTCCAGGGTCGGCTGCTTGCCGAGGAACACCGCCCGGTCGGTCACCAGCTTTGCATGCCCCCGCTCCTCTTCCGCCTCCTTCTCGTACATCTCCACCAGCTTCTTCACCCCAAACCCTCGCCAGTAGGCCGCCCTCGCCCAGTAGTGCTGGCTGACCGTGAGCTCGATGCTGGCTGCCTCCTGAAGCAGGTCCAGCATCGGCTTCACCTGCTGCACCGATATGATCGCTGCTGCCATGGTTGTATCCCCTTCTTCCCACGATGATTCCGTATCGAACGTACTTCGTCCCGTCCTCACCCACGTCATGCCAGTTCGCCTCCCAATCCTCGACCCTCACCAGGATGCGGCCGGGGGCTGCGATGTTCTGACTCTCCTCTTCATCCGACTCCGAGACTCCACCACCGGGCCTTCCCTGCACGTTGTCAATGCTGGAGTCCTGGCAGACGACATGACCATCGACAACCCCGATCACGACCAAGTAGTGCCCGTAGTCGAACTCGGCCCCCGGCTCCCTCTTGCTCATGTAGTCCTGGACCGGGCAGATCACCGGTCGTCCATTGCGGGTGGCCTCGGCCAGGTCATCGACTGTCATGCCATGACGTTCTTCCACCTCCAAGTCCAGATCGGACAGCACCCCGACGATCATCCTGGGATCGGTGGACCGCTCCAGCGTGGTGCCAAGCAAGCTCTTCCACTCCCCCAAGTCTTCCGATCCCACCCCGAAGAATCGGCCCACGGACATGGCGGCACATGCACCGCAACTGTAATGATCTGGCTGGCGGATGTTGGGGACTTCGAGGATGGGAGGACCGTCCAGGGACTTGGTTCGCTGGAACGACTTCCCGGAACCGAGGCGGGATGCCATGTCCCCGATCTGCTCCCGGAAGAAAGGCTCCAAGGCCCTCTGCATGTTCCGCTCGGTCTCGGCGGTCAGGATGGTGTGAACCTTGCCCATCACCTTCCGCCTGACCACGTTGCGAACGGCCAGGGACTTCATCCCGACCGCAGCCTCGGCCACCTGAAGAGCGGCAACCAGAACTTGCTCATCGTGCTCCATCCCGATCTCCCTCTGCTATTCCAGAGACCTCAAGACGTCCTTGACGGAAGCCACCATCGGCGTCCTCAGCTCGGCGATGGCCGCCTGGAGGGCTCCGGTAGCTTGTCCCAGGGGATCGGCGGATGGTCCACCGAGCAGGGCTGGCTGGGAGATAGGGATCTGAACTCCTACTCCACTCATCCTGTCCGCCGACTCCTTTGGAATGCCCGAGGCTTCCAAGATCGTAGAGCACTGCTCCGGGGACAACGCCCCCATGCCAACCTGGGACACGAGGGTTCCGACGGCCGACATCATCGCCCCGGACCCAATCACCTGCCGGTCGGACGCCTTGTTGTCCGTCGGTGCCAGCCCGAGCCTCGTGCGGAATTCGTTCTGCGTGACGTCCCCGTTGGTCCTGGCATACTTCCAGTTCGACCAATCCAGCGACGGGTCCGAGGGCATCATCGCATCCCACCAGATCAACAACTTCTCTTGGACATCCTCAGAGGACGCGGAGAAGTTGCCGACGAAGTGGGACATGAGCAGGCTCAGCAGATCGAGGAACACGTTTCCCCGCTTGCAGAATCGCTCTTCGATCACGTAGGTCTGGGCGTATCCACCAACTCCAACGGGCTCGCCGAGGATGAACGGATGAACCCCGAAGGCAGACAGGATACGAGTCTTCAGGGTGCCCTCGCTCTTGTCCCACCCGATCTCGCTCTGACCGCGGCTGAACGGGATGATAGATTCGATCAACCCATCCACGATGGCCGGATTGCCGTAGTTCGCCACCGAGGCCATGGCACGCCTGATTGCACCGGTCACCTGACGCCGCTGGGTGCCCGACAACCTGGGGCGGATGCCACCGGGGACGTCGGGGTGGGGATCCTTCCCGACGGACACGATCACCGAGGGGAACACGCCGTTGTCGAAGAACTTCTCTTCGCACACCTGGATGCGGTCGTCGATGCGGATGGCAGCCGACTGACTCGACGCCGGGCTGATCGCCCCCATCGGATCGGCCGGGTTCGGCAGGAAGGCGAAGGCCACCTGGGAGGCGTCGAGCGGTTCCTGCTTGGATGCGAAGTCCAGGTCGCGAGGGTTCGCCACGTAGAACCGCTTGTACGGCCCCTGGCTGTGGTCCGGCCTGACCCATGTGCTCGGCAGGGAATAGTAGACCGTCCTACCATCCTCCTCGTCCTTCACTATGTAGGCACGGCCGGTCAGGTTGAGGTTGGCCACGAACGAATACACGAACTGATACTTGTGCTGCAAGGGGTTGGGATGGTCCAGGATGTCTATCAGGGGATGATCCTGAACCATCTCGACCGAACCACCCTCTGCCTTCCTGCGGATGTTCTTCGTCATCGTGCGGGCGTTGCAGTCCTTCAGTCCACGCGGAGCACGCTGCTTCGATCCCGCTCCGTTGGTGAACCTCCCCACGTTCACCGGCTGCCCGGCCGCCTCGGAGGCGAGGGCATTGATGGCAGCGTAGACCCAACTGCGAAACATCGCGTAGTTCTCGCGGCTCTTGGACTGCTGCTGCCAGTCCACCGGGCCGGACATGAGAGACGGCGTCACCATGCGATCCAACATTCCAGCCGCCTTCATCCGAACGGCATTGGCATGGGCCGTGTTCAGCACGGCCATGCTCTTCTCCCTCGCCTTCGACAGAGCAGTCATTCGCCATCATCCTCTCTGTTGGTCAACGCCACCTCCCGCCTCGTCTGAACGGCGAGGTCGGCGTCGATTCGTTTCAGGATCAATCGGTGGGACCGCTCCAGGACTTCCACGGTTCCCTCGGCCACCGCAAGCTCGGAGCCCAGGCCGTCCAGGGCCACTTGATGCCTCCGCTTCAGCTCCTCCACCTGCTCCAGGTCGGAGTCGATCTGCTTGGTCATGGCCAGCAGCTTGGCGTTGAGTGCCTCCAAGCCGTCCCTGTCCTTTTCGATCCGGGCCAGCAAGGCATCGGCCCTCTTCTCCCAATCGGCGGCATAGGCCTTGGCCGGTGTCTTGCTTGATCGAAGCAGCTTGGGCCACCTCATGGCTGCGGCTCCTCGGCGAAGGGATCTTGGTCATCGGGTTCGGCGGGATCTTCCTCGGACTTCGGTCCGATCCCGAGCTGATTCAACATCTCAGGCGTAGCCTTGTACTGATCGAGATCAAGATCCCGTGGCAGGGGATCGATCCTTTCAAACGTAACATCCTTCGCAGCATCGACCAAGGGATTCACATCATCCTCGGGCAGGGAATCCATGGACATCACGGCATCCACCGGAGGATTCACCATGTAGGATTCGGGTTCCGGCGTGGGGAATTCTTCCACCCTGGGCAGCGGCTCCGGGGAGGGACGAGTCTCTTCCTTCCGCTCGTTGTTGAGCGTGCCACGCAGTTGATTGACAGCCTCGTCGAACCGCTCCCTGGGGAAGTCGTACGTGGTACGGTGCAGAACCAACTTGCCGTCCCGGAAGAACCACACGGCGGACATCCAACGGCCCGTCCCCACGGCCAGCTTCAGGGACTCCCTCGACTTCTCTTCAGCATCATCCAATTCCACGTGCTTCTTGGTCACTTCGCTTTCCATCGTTCGTTCTCCTTCGTTCACTCAGACAACATGCCAGGTCTGACCTCCAGACCATGGACCTTGCAGAAATCGCTCAACTTCGCCTTCAAATCGTACGCCCGATCCGTTCCGCTCTTGTCGTTGGTGGCGTCGTCGTAGTCCTTCCCCGTGCTCTCCCCGGCGACCAGGAGGTACTGCCCCTGGTCGGAGGTGTTCACTATCACGGACGCATGGATGTCCACGAGGAAGACCACGTTGCTGGAATCCCCATGAACCGGACGCCGGGTGATATCCACGAACACCTTCTTGTCGAAGACGTCCACCACTGCTTCACCGGCCAGCAGGTTCTCGATGAAGTCCTTGATCGAATTGCATTCGACTCTCATGATCAGGCACTCCTGCTTATCTTGTTTACCGCCAACCGCCAGAGGATTCCGAGCCCCACGGAATCGTCGGGCTCCGCCTGGCTGAGCACGTCCATGATCTCAGATCCCATCACGATCACGTGGTTCTCATTAATCGAAGGGTTGTCGGCGAAGTAGATGTTGTGAGTGATGTTCATCGACCGCTGCTGCCACCAGGCAACCTCCCTGTCCTCGGCTCCCTGACGCCAGCAGGGCCGATCCGAGAACACGGTCGTGAATGTGTCGATCGACCCGGCCATCCCGTCGGCGGTTCGGACCCTCTTCTTCGCCGTGCAGACGTGTGGGAGGTTTTCGAGCAGAGACATCATTCCACTTTCTGATCCTGACTGGATGATGTAATAGACTCAAGGACTCTATCCACAACAGCCGGATCTCCATAACTTGTCACGGTGCTACTTACCTTGCCTGAAGGACGCAGGAAGGCAATGAGATCCCTGGCACTCTGCCTCCCCAATTCCTCCATGAATCCCTTTCTAAACGAATCAATTTCCCTGGCATCGAGAATTGGTAAACGATCCTTAGTCCTGGATTCGACCTCCATATGTCCAGACAAAATAAAACCTGAGCGAAGTAGGACATTCATTTCCTCTTTCAACTGTTCTCTCTCCGTCATCATTCCACCTTCTTTCTCTTGATTTCTAACTACGACCCCAAGTACCAACCCATGTTGACGAAGCTCGACAGCTTCTCTTTCGACTCCGGCAACAGGTCCCCGCCGAACAACCTGGCCACAGTGGCCGAGTCCATCGAATAGCTGTAGCTCCCAAGGCTCTCGCTCGTAAAGACCCCAGCAGGAAGTCCCACCCTGCCGTACTTCTGAGCCGCAATCCTGCGGACCCTGCGGACCGCCTCCTCCTTGGTGGCCTCCCAGATCGGGGCACCGTTGATGATCGGATCGCTGCCCCTCAACTCATCCGGCGTGTAGCCGGCGGTGTAGGTTATCTTGACTGTGCCGGCGGTGGTAGGCCACAGGCCGATCGTCCTCAGGACCCCGTCCCGGCAGACCTTCACCCCGGAGGCATCCACGCAATCGTAGTTCGGCCAGAAGTCCTGACCGATCACCTTCTCGCTCTCCACAGGAAAGGACCCCACCCTCGACTCGCTCCGGCCGTCGTAGTCCACCCGCACGACGACCAAGGGCGTCCCGCGGATCGGCAGGTGCTGGAGTTGCAGCTCGTTCGTCGCAGCCTCCGACACCTGACGCAAGACCGCCCGCTGCTCCATTACCTCCCAGATGCCCCGGGAGATCTGAGCTTGGAAGGGCTGCGACGGGTGGTACTCGACGCGGGAGGCGATCAACGGATCGTAGCCCAGGTATCTACGCACGGCCGCCTCAGCCCCCGCAATGGCCCCCAGGGCCATGCCCCGCTGCTCCTCGGTCACGGTGGCCGACAGCCCCAACTCGAACAGGATCTCCGAGACGTCCACAATGTGGGACGCCGTGGAGCCCTCCAGGCAGAACACCTGGCGGCTGACGCACTTCCACTCAGCCGCATCCAAATGATCGTACAGGTCCACGGTCATCGTGTAGATGCCGGGGGTGAAGC